CTACTACCCCTACACCTGATCCTTGGGATCAAGGCACCACTGCTGAGCAAGATCCACCAGCAGAAACACCTAAGAAATCCAAAACCAAAACACAAGCCATCAAGCCACAGGCACCTGCTGGTTTGGCTGCTGGCGAGTATGATCTTGATGGCCTGATGACAGACTTCCCCACAGCCACGCAACTGGAACGATTTGTGTTTGATGAAACAGGCATCGTGCTGAACCTCAAAGGCCGTGCCAACAAACTCAAATATCAAGTGGCCATGGATGTGCTGAATGGTCAGGAGATTGATCCAAAATTCATTGGCGATGAAAATCCCTACATTGACAAGGGCGACCTAGTGCCTGTGGATCCCATCCGTGATGAACCTGCCAGAGATGCCACACTGCCTGATCATTCACAAACACAGAACCTGTTTATCTGCAATGTGGTGCCGCATCCAGACTTTGGCATGCGTAGCCAAGACAAGAAAGTCAGTTGCATGTTCCGCAAGTACAAGAACGGTGCCATCAGTTATCAAGTGCTGGGTCCTATTGAACCACAACCACATGGAGAGAAGATTGACAAGTATGGTCGCACTAGACCTGAAGTGATCAAGATGATTGATCCCAGAACAGGTGAACAAACTGCTGTGCGTGAAAATGGCACCATGACACCACAGGGCAAAAAACTGCGAGCCATGATGCAGAGTTTCAAAGTCAACAACTCTAACCAGTGGGATACTTGGATTGACCGTGAGTTTGTGAATCTTGATGACACAGTCAAGAACAATCCCTGGGACCTTTCTCAATGACAACTCCAGAACTGCGTGACAGCATGATCCATCAGGCCCAGCAAGAACGCATGGCCCGTGATACCAAAATCATGCAAAAGGTCAATGCTGCCAACAGGGAAGCCTTCCAACAAAGGTTTCCTAGGCAGGTCCAACACTGCATGCGATTGGTGGCAGAAAGGCTGCAGGCTGTGCTGACCAACAAGCCCACTGATCTAGCAGATCCAGAAACCTGGACTGCCACAGCACAAGAGATCCGTGATCTCACCACTGCTTTGGATAATTTGGCCAAACTCAATCATGCTTATCCTATAGAGAATATCCATGACTAACATAGCCAGCAATGAAACACAGAGTTTTGATCTAACAGGATCATGGTTGACAGCCTCAACATGTGATCTAACATTCCGTTTCACAGATGATGATGCAGAAGATCTCAAAATCCATTACAATTTTGATAGATATGATCTAGAGTTTTTGCGTGATGTCATACAGGAATTCTTAGACTCACAACCAGGATCGTAACATGCTAGGCACAGAGACCCTTATGGCTCGTGCCTTGCTCCATGTTTTGGATCAGCACAAGGTAGCCCCTGATACCTATCAACGATGGCCCAGCAATCTGCAGAATCAATTGCAGGATCTGGTCATAGCCACTGCTGATGACATGCAGTTCCATAGTCTAAAATATTTCAGACCTTTTGAACACCAACGGCAATTCTTCCGCACAGGCTCCGCAGAACGCCGTGGCATCCTGGCTGCCAACAGAGTAGGCAAGACCACCAGCACCTGCTACGAAACTGCCATGCATCTCACGGGCCTTTATCCAGACTGGTGGGATGGTTATAGATTCACCACAGCCATCACTTGCATGGTAGCAGGTGAAGGTTGGAGCCAGGTTGCATTGGTGTTGCAGAATGAACTGTTGGGCACACAAGATGTCAAACTTGTGGAAAACATTGGCACAGGTGCCATACCCAGAGACTGCATCATAGTTGACACCATGCGCAATGATGGTGCCAACTGTATTGGTGTAGAAGTGCGCCATGTGACGGGTGCCAACAGTTATTTGCTGTTTGCCAATTACACCCAGGAAGTGAGACAGTTACAGGGTTTCAAACTGAACCTAGCAGTGTTTGATGAGCAGCCACCTGATGACTTCTTTTCAGAGATCGTTACCAGAACTGCTACCACGCAAGGTAAAGTATTGTGCAGTTTCACGCCACTCAAAGGTCTCAACGGCTTGGTATCAAAATTCTGGAACAGAGAACCTGGCTACGAATACATCCGTGTGAGTTGGGATGATGTGCCTGAGTATGATCCTTGGAATCAGCCTTTCCTGCTGATGGAAACACGCCGCCAACTGGAACGAGACTACTTGCCACATGAACGAGAGGCTCGTATCGCAGGTAGGCCTGTGATGGGCAAAGGTGCTGTGTTCCAGATCGCCAATTGGCCCACTTACAAAACAGGTGACTATGATTTTCTACACATGCCCAACATACAAAGAGTCATCGCCTTGGACTTGGGCCTGGTCAATGACAAAACAGTGATCAGCCTCATGTATTGGGAACCTTATGAAAAAACAGCATGGCTACACAAACAAATCATTGTGCAGGGCATTGAAGAGGCTGTGCCCACTCAGTATATCAATCATTTACTTCGTCCTGAAGTGTTTGGTACTCCTATCGTGCTACCTGCTGATGCTAGTACTCCTGGCAGATACACCATGAGTGCCAATTCAATCCGTGAACTGTTTGAAAATTATGAACTCAATGTCTATCACAAACCTATAATGAATCCACCTGACTCAGAAGGACGCATAACTAATCACAAGAGTTATGGTATCAACCAGATGCGTCAGATGTTGGAAGTAGGCTCATTGATGGTCAATGAAAACTGCCAACAGTTCCTCAGTGATGCACAAAACTATTATGTGGACAATCAGGGCAGATTCAGTGATCCAGATGATACCATTGATTCATGTCGTTATGCATTATTGGCCTGTTTGCAGGGCCTAGCAGAGCCCTGGGACAATAGAACCCCAGCAGAACGCATGCGAGCACAAAGGGACAGATATGTCAGAAGAGATAATGGAAACAAACCTGTCTGGAAACGATCCTACGATCCAGCACAATAACCCCAGCCTGGCCACCCATTTGATCATAGTAGGTGAAGGTGCGGCACCTATCTTGCTGTGCCCCAGGCACTCACAAGCCATGATCACCATGCTGAAAACAGCAGATGTGCCATTTGCTGCCTATGGCTTAGATGCCCGTCCAGACAATGTCACTGCGGATTCAGCACTTGATCCAGCAGATCATTTATGCCAGGCCTGCAACTTATCAACAGAACTTGCTCAGCCCAGGATCATATTACCAGACTAAATAAACGATCAGACAAAGGATCCAGTAGATGCTTGACATCAAGAACATACCCCTAGAAAACATCAACAAAAACAACAAAACCAATGCTCGTTTTGTTCGTATGAAAAACCAGATGGATGTCAAGATGGCATCTTATCTGCGTTATCTAGGCACCAAAAATGCAGTGAACCGTGCCAGTGACTATCACTATCTGTGCTTGGCTGTTACAGATAGCACAGCACCCGTAAATGGCATTGACTATATCCACCCCAGTGTAAAACCTGTAGTTGACTACGCAACTGCTGTTATTACCAAAGGACTCACTCCCAGCGGCGAAATCAATTTTGAGTTTGTGGCAGATGGTGCAGAAGATGAAACTGCGGCTCGCCAAGCCACAGACATGGTTTCTAAAGTAGTGAACCAGATGAATGATCCACACTTTATCATGGAACGCTGGGTCATGGATGCTGCCATGCACAAAAACGGCATGATGATGATCAAGCCCATCCGTGAGCCTATTGTGCGTTACATTGAAACAGATGGCACCGCAGATGAACTACAGGCCTTTGAACTACAGGCACAAACAGCAGGTCTCACTGTGTTGCGCCAGAGCCGCAGAAAATCAGATGTCAATATCTCTGCCGTCATGGCAGAAGTCACACAACTGTTGGGTGAACAACAGGCAGGTCAAGCAGAGTCAATGATCACCAGTTTCATTGATGGCCTACAGGAGTTGCCAGAAGATGGTGCTGATCCTGCTGTTGATGCAGCCATGGCAGTAGGTGAAACCAACATTGCAGAACAAGAAGCCATCATCCGTGATGCCATCGCCAGACACACTACCTACAAAGCCAAATACAAACTCACTGGCTACAATATCAATATCAAATTCCATCCCATCGCACAACACTATTGGATCTGTGATCCCACAGTGCCCAACATGGCAGAACAACCTTTCTGCGGCTACTATGATCCAATGACCATCCAAGAAGCCACAGAACTTTATCCTGGCATTGACCTTGAACTGTTTGAGCGCCATGCTGAATACAACCAAAACGGCGCATATCAAGCAGGTTCAGTGTTGAATAATCTGGCCATACACTCTCGTGATTCAGTGCCTGTGATGGGTATCCCTGTCAGCACAGCAACCAACGCGGATCCAGACAGCCGCATCGTGAGTGTTGTGACAGTATGGAACAGATATGACATTGATGGTGATGGTGAACTAGAACTGGTAGAGTTGATCTACTCTGGTTCATACATCATCTCTGCCCGCGAAGTAGAATTCATTCCTGTGGCCAACATGTGCCCAAAACCTCTGCCTGGCAACTTCTATGGCATGAGCATCGCTGAGTCAGTGATCCCCATGCAGGAATACAACACTTCAGCCGCCCGTGCTGAGATCCAGTTGGGCTTGCTGACTGCCACACCCAGGATTGGTGTCAAGCCAGATCGTGTTGATTTTGAAATGATGCAGGACGGTGAGTCAGCAATCTTTATCTTGGACTCCAAGTTTGATCCACAAAAAGATGTGTATCCTATGCCTCCTCCCAATGGTAACCTACAGTTCCTAGAAGTGGCCATGAACCGTATCCAACAAGATACCATGGCCATGGTTGGCATGACCACTCCACAAGATGTGTTCAATCCAGAAGTGATGGCACCTGGCAATTCAGGCATCAAACTACAGATGGCTCTGAGTCCTAATCAAATCATACAAGACAACACAGTGCGTAATAGCGCAGAAGGTCTCAAAGAAGCCCTGCACCTGGTATGGCGCACCTTGATCCAATATGGTGATGACTATGGAGTGAAAAAACTTGCACAGAGCACACATCCTGATCGCCAGCCTGAGTTCTTGGATTTCTTGGCCTTTGATGACATGAACTTCTGTGATCGCAAACAGATCCATGTTGAATTGGCCATTGGCATGATGAGCGATGAAAACGCCCTGGCTCGCCAGCAGATCATCCAGAAATGCCAAAATGATCTTTATGCCAGCATTCAAACCTTGGTGCAGGCAGGCACCTTGACACCTGAAATGTATAAGAAGATCAAGAAGCCATTTGCTGACACACTTTATATCCTAGGCATCAAAGATGCCAACACTTACTTGCCCACAGATCAAGAAGTCATGCAACTGATTCAGCAAGGTCAGCAAGCACAGCAAAGCAAAGAACCAAGCCCGCAAGACAAGAAAGACCTGTCAGTGGCTGAACTCAACACTGTGAAAGCACAGCAGATCGCCGCAGAAATCACTGGTGAAGATCCTGACACGCAGTTGAACTACATGAGCATCGCTTTAGGTAAAACACAAGATTACGGACACTGATCCTAAATAGAAAGGAACGGCAATGATTGATCAAGAAGTGGTAGACGCTTATAACAGGCGTCTAACAGTAGACCTATCCAACATCAAAGAGTTGACAGCCAGTCAACGAGATGCAGTAAAAAACTATGGAAGCCTGGCTGAAGCCTTGATAAAAAATCGTGATCTAGCCATGTTTATCCACCACTATAGATTTGAAGTCAATGATGCATTGGTCAGCATCACACAACATACACAAGAAGCCAATGCAGAACGCATCGCATTGGCCAATCAACTGGCAGGTGTTGATGCTTTTGTCAACAGCCTGAAACGAGCAGTCCACAAGAAAAATAGACTCGTCACAGCAGAACAAGCCCAAAATACGGGCTCATGAGAATTTACAAAGACTAAATAAAAGCATGCCAGGTAACCCTAACAGGCCCAGGAAAGGACAATATGACAACAACGATCACGCCTAACACCACTGAAGGTGCGGCCACTGAATCAACCGCAGTTCCTAGTTTGGATTCTATAGCATCTAAGATGACCGCCATGCGAGAGCAGACCATGCGTAACCAACTTCGTGCTACTGAACAGACTGCAACAGGTCAAGATGAAGAGGCAAATTCATCAGGCCCTGTAGCACCCAACGATAATGTTGATGCTGAAGTTGCTGACACCAGTGACACTGATACTGTAGACGGCAGTCAAGAAGCAGAGGCCCAGGAAACTGTAAGCACTGACAGAGATGATTCCTCAGCAGAAGAACTCATTGATTTCATTGAGTTCGCAGAGACCAACCCACAGGCCAAATTCAAATTTATGAAGAATGGCAAGGAAGTGGTCATTGATGCTAAGAAAGCCGCCGCAATATTAGGACAAGGTTCCGCAATACACGAAGAAGCCCGTCAATTGAAAATTGAACGAGCAGAGTTTGAAGAGTATGTAGGTGAACATCGTGCCCGTCAAGAAGGTTTGACATTGGCCATGGAATTCACTGTGCAGCCTAAGTTGCAGAAAGCCTATGATGAGATTGTGCGAACACAAAATTATCAGACCACTTTCCAACAGCAGTTAGCACAGGTGCAGGATCCTGCTCAAAGAGCAAGAATCCAAGCCAGCATGCAACAGAATGAACAGTATATTCGCCAGCAACAAGGAGTAATCTCCCAGTTGCAACCAGCAGTAGAACAGTTCCGTCAGTTGCGTAGCCAGCAAGTAACACAAGTTTTGGATCACAGTCGCAAGAACTTCCAAGACAAAGAGTTGAAGAATGAATATGTCTACAACGAAGTGCGTGAAAAACTTGCCAAGGTATGGTCTGGTGCAGGAAATGAAATAGTTCCAGGCGTGTCAAACATTGATCTTGTCAGCAGTGATGAACAGTTACTGAGCCTAGTGCGTGATGGTCTGCGTTATCGCAGTAAACCCACCACCAAGGCAGCAGGATCCAGCATCGCACAACTCACAAACCGCAAAGGTTCAACCACAAGCCGTGGCGGAGATGACCTCTCCAAACTTCGTGAACAAGCCAAAGCAGGCGATAAAAAAGCCGCAGACAATCTACTTGTTCAACGACTACAGAGTATTCGTGCAGGTAGAGGTTCAAGATAAACCATTTACTAAAGGAACAATAAAATGGCACAAATTACAACCAGTCAAATTGGTAACGGCACAACCGCTTACGGTTCAGACATCGTTGTCAAAGACTTAGACCTAGATGTATCCAACCGTGTCAAAGATGACACTCCTGTGCTCAACATGTGTATGAGCAAAAAACGCAAGGTAAACTCAACTCTACCACTATGGACTGATGACATTTACCGTGCTCCAGCCGTTCAAGCACAACTTGAAGGCGCCGCAGTTAGTTCAGCCAATGCTCCAAGCAACCAGCGTTACAATCTGGGCAACTACACCCAGATTTTTAGTACAACAATTTCTGCTACAGGCACAGCCCGTGCTGTGATGCAGTCTGGTGGCGATCCGCAGGCCTACCAAGAAGTCAAGCAGTTGATTGAACTCATGTTTGATGTGGAACTACAACTGGTTCGCAACGACCAGATTGGCACCAAATATGCAGGTCAGTCAGGCACAGCCTCTGGCCTACCAGCAGGCCAAACAGGCCGTCGTATGGGTTCATTGGCTTCATTCGCAGGTACGATGAGTTTCAACACCACTTCAGGTACTGTGAGTGGTTTGGACACATTTTTCAACAACGAAGACACTGACTCTGCAACACAGATCTCTAACGCATTGCGTATCTATGCCAACGGTTCTTACTACTACAACGGCACATTCACTAACCAAGTGTTCAGTCCTGTGCTTTACAAGCAGTTGGTGACCACAGCAGAACAGCGTTACAATGCCAAGATCCGCACTATGGTTGCTCCTACTTCACTGAGAACCATCATCAGTGACAACATTGGTACTTCAAACACTTCTATCAACCGTCGTAATGTTGAGCGTGGTGACACAATCCAGACCTACGAAGGTGACTTCAACTATACCTACGAAATCTTTGATTCTTGGATCATGGACCAAGTTAACTCAAATAGCATCTTCTTCTTGAACGAAGATGTTGTGCAGTGGGGTTCATTGCGTGACCTAGGTCCCAACAACGAAGTGTTTTCAAACGCAGACGCCAGTTTAGATCAGTTCTTGCTTGAAGGAACTTTGATCGTGCGTAACCCAGCAGGTGTTGCCGTGTTGAACAACATCACCAACACAGGCTCTTTGGTTACTACACCACGAGCAAGTGCAACAGTAAGCCGTGTGAACTTTGGCGCAGGCGATGTAACACCCTAATCCATAACTGGATTCAAGTGTGTAAGGAAAGGGCTCTTGGAGCCCTTTCTCATGACTGGGTCAATTATCAGGACTAAATACTCGTATGAATGATCACGACAAACCAGAATATCTAGACAACACAGACCCAGAAAAGAATTGGGATTACTACCGCCAAGATCACGGCGGTATGGTTACTAGCCATAATGGCATAGCAGATCGCTTGTTGCAAAACAATGACCTTTATCGTAGCATGAAAGGTGATTGGACCAGGACTGCCGCCAACAAATCAGGCAACATCATTACCACGACTGGCCGTGAAGATGGCAAGTTCTACATCAAACGAGAACAGCAAAACACAGAAGACATCAAACTGCGTGTAAAGAACTATAGACATGCCGCAGAACAGGGCATTCCAGATCCAATGGCACCCATTGGCGAAGATGGTAAATTGACTTATAAGTGGATGGAATTACCTTATGTGATCAGCATCCGCATCAGTGATCAATACTTTGATGGCATTCCTTGGAACGCACTCAAACACGACAGAACACTCAAGGCACAGTTCTATCAGGTAGTGGAACGAGAATACCCAGAATACATAGCATATCCTGGTGGCAAGTTACCTTTACCAATTAGACCACCTTATCCTACCAAAAAGGGTGAGCAAAAATTCTTCAAGGGACACTAATATGGGAAGACCTAAGTTAGTTAGACCTGCAGATTATTCATATCAAATAAAGTTTGGCACACAAAAACAAAATGCTAAACAAAGAGGAATTGAATTTCAATTTACATATGAAGAATGGATCAAATGGTGGGGCTCTGATATTGATAAACGAGGCAGAGGCAAAGATAACCTTGTAATGGCTCGCAAAGGAGATACTGGTCCATATCATCCAGACAATGTTATTAAGTTGCCAAACAAAGACAATGTTAGTGCTGGCAATGCAGGTAAAATTGTTAGCAAAGAAACTTGCAAAAAATTGTCTGAATCAGCCTATAAAAGATGGGCTCAAGAAAAATTAGAAAAGGAAATTTCCTAAATGTTTATACTACCTGATGCTGATGCCTTAGTTGATTTCGTCAAAGACTTCACAGGCAGCACAAATGATGCAGAGATTAAGCAATGCGTGTTCATGGCAGAGATGAGCATGCGTAACATTGAACTGCCAGCCTTGCGATCAGATCCATATGCAGTAGAAAACATTGGTGTAGCAGATGCCAATGGTCATATTCCTATTCCTGGTGATATGAACAAGCCAATCCTGTTCTTCAAGCAGGGTCAACAAATTATCACCACTGCCACGGCTACTGGTTCTGGTGGCACCAATACCATTACATTGACCAGTGTGCCTGCACAGCAATTGGTTACCAGCATGTTGGTCACAGGCACAGGCATTGGCAATGGTGCATTGATTACCAACATTTCTGGCAACGGCGGCATTGGATCAGTGATCACACTCAGTGTCAACAACTCAGGTGCTGTGTCAGGAACCATGACATTTACCACCAGTGGTATCAATGCCAGCCAAACAGGACCTTGGATCATCTACGATCGCATTGGTGACAGAGACATCATCACACAAGGCATGATCGCACAGTTATATCTACAACCAGTGAATGTGCCAGCGGTGATCCGTGGCAAGTTTTCAGAAGTGGCTGACCATTACGAATTCCTGCCTTATGTGGCCGCAGGTGATCTCATCAACATGTATTACTACAAGGCTTGGCCCTTGCTGTTCTCACCTGTTGTGGATCAACTGATTTCAACCACAGGCAGCGTGAATCCCATATCAGGTTCTGGTCCTTGGACCATTGGTATTTCTGGCATGAGTTCAACAGATGGTCTTGCCGCAGGTGACAAGATCACAGCCACACCTGGTACTGGCAACTTTGGTGGATCCACAGACATTGAAGTGATTTCCGTTGTGTCTGGCACCAGCATTACTGCGTTGGTCACAGGTGGCACAAGCCCCACAGGTGGCACCATCACCAACATCTATCTCACAGATGTTATCACACTAACAAATCAAGTATTGGCAAGTTGGCCAGAAGGCTATGTGTATGGCACCCTGCGTGAATACTACATCAAACGCCACAACGAAGCAGATGCTGCTGTGTATGATGCCAAATTCAAAGAAGCCTGGAATGTGGTCAATGACCAAAACAATTTAGGCAAATGGTCAGGAGGTCACACAAGATTGACCTCAGTATGGCAACCAAGACAATATCGCCAATACAACATCAAATAAGGATCAACAAGTATGCCATCAACAATAAGTTTATACTCAGGCACATCAGCACCAGAAGTAGCAGGCACCAATACCACCAGTTTGTATGGTGGCGCAGGTGTGCCAGTGCCTGGTGCCAACGGTAACACAGTGATCCGTGGCGATCTCACAGTCACTGGTAATGCCACTGTGCAAGGTGAACTTACTGTGGGAGATGATGTCTGCATTGAAGGTGATCTCATTACCTTGCGTTGCAATGCCACAACCATTGGTGATGCCACCATTGAAGTAGAGCGCGGCTCCAGCACCAATGCTACAATTGGTTGGCAAGAATCTGACACTCGTTGGCATTATAACTTTGGCATTACAACAACTGGTCTCACTGCTGATGATGTAGTGATCGCACCCAGTGGTTTTACCAATCTCATTACCACTCTCACTGGTTCAGGTCAGGACTTACGCCTAGATTCTGACACAAATCAAATACAATTTACAGCATCAGATCTACTACTAAATCAAGCCACAACATTCTTTTACAGTGAAGCCAACAACAGGCTCAATCGTCCTGTGATACAAAGCACCACTGGCAACACTTCAGGCCTGCGTATCCAGGCACCCAATGCTACCAACAGTGCCGTGGCCATATCCAGTGTGTTCAACACCAATGATGCTGACAACGGCAAGTTCATCAACATCCGTGCTGATGGCTCAGCCACTCCTATCAGCATACGCACAGGTGAATATGTGGCAGGTGTGTTTGGTGCATCAGGTGACAGCATACAACTCATAGATGGTTCTACTACCTATGCCACCATCAATCCAGCAGGTCCCAGTGCCAGCACAGATCTCGTCACAGTAGCCTATCTCACAGGTGGCACATTTGTATTCAACCAGGTCAACATTGACAACAGAGTATTCCTTGATTCTACACAACTGGTGACATCTACTACCACAGCCAATCAGACTTTGGATTCATTTGCGGCTGCAACATATCGCAGTGCCAAATATCAGATCAGCATCAGTTCTGGATCAGATGTGCATGTGATGGAAGTGCTGGTCATGCACGATGGCACCACAGCCTATCAAACCGTTTATGCTGACATGTATAGCAATGCCAGCCTAACCACAGTAAACACAACCATCTCAGGTGGTAATGTGTTGCTGAGAGTCACACCCGCCAATGCTGTGACAACCTACAAAGTCAGCAGGACGCTGATCGTAGTCTAAACATAACCTAATGGGGAAAATGAACCATGGCAGATAAAAATTTCCGTGTAAGACACGGCCTAGAAGTAGATGGACCTGCTACCGTAGCAGGCACAGTCACAGCAGATGGTGCAGACATTGGCAACATCACTGTTGCGGTAACAGACGACAACACCATTACAACCACTTCAGGTGACCTGAAAATTACTGCTGTGGCAGGTAGTGCAGTCACAATCACAAGTGAAACTACTTCACCAACTGTTATCTCAAGAAATACCAATAGCACCAATGTCAGTGTCAGATCACTGTCACTGGATGTTCAAAGTTCAGGCACACCTGCTGTGGGTTTTGGTAACAGTTTAGAGTGGCAAGTTGAAGCACAAGCAGGCAACACAGAACGAGCAGGTTTTATTGCAGTAAGCAGCACAGACTTGACACCAGGCAGTGAAGATTTTTCTATGAACTTTGGTCTCATGGAAAATGGTGCCGCATTCACTACTAAGATGTCATTGGACAGCACAGGTAGTTTGGACATTGACAACAACCTCACTGTTGGTGGCACCACTGTTGACCTAGCACAAGGCACTACTATTGAATACAGTGAAAACAACAATAGACTGAATCGTCCTGTAGTAAAATCTACCACTGGCAATACAAGTGGTCTTCGTGTTGAAGCACCCAATGCCACCAGCAGTGCCGTGGCCATTGTGGCACCATTCAGCACCAATGATCCTGACAACGGCAAATTCATCAACATCCGTGCAGATGGTTCTGCAGGTCCTCTCAGCATCCGCACTGGCCAATATGTGGCAGGTGTGTTTGGTGCATCAGGCAACAGCATTGATATCTATGATGGCAGCACCAAGTATGCCACTATCAATCCTGCTGGTCCTACTGTAGGCACAGATCTCACAACCAAAACTTATGTAGACGCACATCCTGGCACTACCTATAACATTGATGCTACCAGTGCAACAGGTGGCGCAAACCTAAATCTAAACGGCAGTGATTTATCCATAGACACAGTAAAATTTGCCAATGGTTCAAATGTCACCATAACACAAACCAGTGCCAATGAAATCACCATTGCTGCCACAGATACCAACACAACCTACACCATTGATGCTGCCAGCACCACAGGTGGTGCCAATTTCAACCTAGTAGGCTCAGACTCAACCACTGACACCATCAAGTTTAGTGGATCAGGTGCTCCCACAGTCACACAAACATCAGTCAATGAAATCACTGTTTCTAGCACGGACACCAACACAACATATACCATTGATGCCAGTTCTACCACTGGTGGTGCTAACCTAAACTTAGTTGGATCAGACAGCACCACAGACACTGTGAAATTTGCATCAGGCACAGGTGTAACTGTGAGCCAGACTAGCGTCAATGAAATGAGCATCGCTATTGGTCAAGCAGTAGGCACAGGTGACTCACCAAGTTTTGCTGGTGTCACAGGTGGTAATATCTCTGTAGGTGTTGCCACAGACAATACCATTGCAAGCACAGACACCAACGGCAACATCATCCTAGCACCCAATGGCACAGGTGATGTGCAGGTAGATGCTGACACACTTCGTGTTGGTGATTCAAATGCCACTGCCACTATCACCACTAATGGCACAGGCAATCTAGTCATGAATACCAATGGTGGCACCAATGCAGGTTCAATCACTCTTGCACAAGGCACCAACGGCAACATCACCCTAACACCCAACGGAACAGGTGTTGTGATATTTGACAGCATACAAAGATTGCGTGGTGAAAGCCAAGCCACTACTAACAACAGTTATACATTTCCACCGCCAAAACTCACCACTGTCACAGACAACAACGGCTACTCAGCCGCATCAAGTTTTGGAACTACAGGCTCAGGTTATGGTGCCAACGCACAATATGTCCACTACACTGGTGACACTGCCGCAGGTCTCAATGCTGTGCCAGCCTTGAACTTCCGCCAAGCACAAGGCAACTCAGTGGCAGGCCAGAACATTCCTTGGCTGGGCACCAACTCAGTGGCTGCTTCAGCCAGCCAATCAGGTGATGTTTTAGGAACCACAAACTACAACGGTTATGGCACCACAGGCTTTATCAATGACATAGCCACTGAATATCAAGGTGGTGGCCTAGGAACCACACATGGTATTCAAGTCCAGGCCTATGCCGCAGAAGCCTTTGCTGATGGCACCAAGACATTGTCAAGTAGTGATATTACAGCAGTGGCATCAAGTTTCCGTTCAGCCTTGGGCGCACCCAGTGTCACAGGCACCAAAGGCCAGATTTCATTCAACTCAACTACACCAGGCATAGGTCAGGCCATCCGTGTAACAGGCACACTCACAGGCACTGCCACAGGCATCACCACAGGCACAGACTACTGGATCATCGCCACCAATGGCACAACTACAGCCACACTTTCAGCCACACCCAACGGACCTCCCATTGACACCACAGCAGGCACACTCACAGGCTTGACCTTGACACGATGTGGTGTGACCTTTACCATCGCCAACCAAACTTCATACCCGTTTGGTAGAAACGCATTGGTCACCATCGCCAATGTCACAAACTTGGCTGACGGCACATATCCTGTAGGAGGTGCTGTTACAAGTTTGACATCAATTCTCTTAGGTGTTCCACACACAGTGGCACCCACATTGCCAGGCACACAAACATTCAGTTGCCCCACAGTGACTGCGGCTGGTGCTGGTTATAGGATCCGTGCCAATCCTTTATCAACACCTATGAACCCACAAAACCGTTTGAACTTGATAGATCATACAGCAGCCGCAGCCACTTTTAGAAGCAACGCATTCACATTTGCTGGTGGTGCTTATGCTGGCACAGGTGCTACCTTTGCCACCTTGGACGCCAACGAGTTCAAGCCAAGTGTGCCAGTGCGTTATGCTACCACTGCCGCAGGTAACTTTGCTGGTGGGTCAACTTATACACCAGCCGCAACCATCACCAATGGTGTGAGTGCTACAATCAACACAGGCACAGGTGGTTTCACCATCGCACTCACCAACTTGTTATCGTCAGGTGAATCAGGACACTACCAGTTCTATGTCAACAACACATCAGGCAACAACCAAACTGTGACTACCACAGGTGGTGTGGTCAACGCCAACCACAACTTGACCGCAGGATCATCAATGATGATCACTGTGTATATCGTAGATACAGCCGCATTCTGCGAGCATATCGCATAAAGGAGCCAGAAATGACTATCAAAATCAAATTGATCCGTGACACTGAACCCGTGTATTCCATGCGTGAGTGTCAGGAACCTGTGCCCGCACAAAGTCCAGATCACAGTGATCTGGTACTGGATCGTGAACAATTGAAGATCCGCCGCAAGATCCAGCTGCTGCGGGCAGAGATCAGACAGCAAGAAATCGCAGAACTAAAACGGAAATACAATTTATGAGCACGGAACGAGACAGCCTGGAGATACATGTGGACTTGTGCGAACTCAGATATAAACAACTAGATGATCGCATGACCCGTGTTGAAACCAAGATCACAGAGATCAATGTGGACCTACAGGACTTCAAAGCAGAAATGCGTAGAGGTTTTGATGAAGTCAAGGCCATGCTGAGTGCTGCCAAGGATCAAAAGTTCACGACCATCATAGCCAGTGCTTCAGGCATCATAGTGGCCTTGCTGGGCATGATGGGCTACATCATCACACACTTGCCCAACTAAACGGCTGCCCCAGATCCTAGACCCATTCATACATATCTGTATGAAACAAAACAGCTGGGAAAACACCCGCAACCACCAATATTATGGCCCCAACACCCCATTGGGATCACCCAAAGGATGGCTGCAACGAGCCATAGGAGCCAACCAGGCTGAACTAGGCCTGCACTCCACCAGCCTTGATCCCAAACAGATCACTGTGGCAGGTATCTGGCGGCGGGGCGAAACCTTGCCAGACACAGGCACATGGTCAGCCATTTACAGATTCTTCCATATCACTGATGATCTGCGCCGCATGGGTCGTGCCAAGAATGAAGATTTCTATCCAGTCTTGGGCATGGCCGTGGCAGTGCCTGAAGCGCATGTGTTTGAAGCCTATCAACAATTTCGCCGCACAGCACAATGGGTGTGGTGGTCATTGCCTCAAAGCACCAAAAGCCCTGCCAAGCCCATGAAAGAACTGGATCATCAGCAACTGTATGATCTATTTGAACAGGGCAAAACCGTCCAGGAGGTCGCACGAGATCTCCGTCTGTTGGTGAACTCTGTGCATTATGTCTACCAAAAATGGCAAGCAGGACTACCAGCCGTCCGCAAGTCCAGATCACGAGTGGACCATGACAGTGTGGCGCAAGATCTACGCATGGGCGTGTCAGTGACTGAATTGAGTCAACGCTATGATGTTTCCAGGACCGCGATCTACAAGATCAAACAGGCCCACAAGATAAAATAACGGAGCCCTTTTGTGGGTGTTCCACGGTAAACTGATGATCAGTCAGTCCAGGCTCT